AAGCTAGATATCTCAGGAAGGAGATATGTTATTAATGAGATCCAGATAAACCTCAGAACTCAGGAGGCTACTTTGGAACTTCTAAACGATGTGTGATGGACTTGGGTTTTATAATTGAGCAACTTCAGAAATCAGAAGCTATAGATCAGGATCTGATGATAGCTAAAGGGGAATGGAAGATCATTACTAAATGGAGTGAAGCTAAAGAACAAATTAGATGGCAGTCAAGAAAGAAATAGAAATCAATGTAAATACTACCAATGCTGAGAAGAATGTAGATAACCTTGAGGGTGGTCTTACAGGAGTTAGTGCTCAAGCAGATAAACTCACAGGAGGGTTAGTATCAGGTTTCAAAAAGGGAGTTGCAGGAATCAAGCAGGGAATCACTGCTATGAAGTCTCTGAAGGTGGCTATTGCAGCCACAGGGATAGGTCTATTATTGATTGCTATTACGGCTCTTACATCTTACTTCACAAAGACTCAGAGAGGGGCTGATAAGCTATCTCAGGCACTTAAAGGAATTGGTGCAGTGGTAGATGTTCTGGTAGATCGTATATCAACATTTGGAGAGGGCTTATTTAAGATCTTATCAGGAGACTTCTCAGAGGGAGTAGATATCTTGAAGGGTACATTCAAGGGATTAGGAGAGGAGATTAGAAATGAGGCAAAAGCAGCCATTGATCTGGAGAAGGCACAACAGGCTCTAGAGGATAGACAGATATCTTTAATTAAGGTCAATGCTCAGAGAAGAGCATCTATTGAAAAGTTAAGGTTAGCAGCAGAAGACACTACCAAGACTGACAAAGAAAGAGCGGATGCCTTAAGAGCAGCAGCCAAGTTACAGAATGAGATTGCTGATGATGAGATATCTATAGCTAAGGAAAGAGCGAGAATTGTAAGAGAGAGAGTTGCATTAGGAGAATCATCTAGAGATGATCTTCAGGAACAAGCAGAAGCAGAAGCCAGAGTCATAGAATTAGAGGCTGAGAGAGATAGAAGATTGAAGTCCTTACAGACTAGATTGAATGCTTTCACTAAGGGTACAGAAGAAAATACAGAAGCGACAGATGCTAATGCGGAGGCTTTAAAGAAGCTAAATGAAGAGATAGCTAAGAGAGATGAGAGATTAGAGCAGGAATCTGCTCAATTACAAGAGAAGTTAGCTAGTGAATATGATGCTATTCTACAGGCTCAGAATGATGCTCAGACAAATGAAATAAATGCAGTAGAGGATAAGTACAATAGACTTCTAGAGAATGCAGAGCAATTTGGTTTTGATGAGATAGAGTTGAATCGCCTCAAAGCGGAGGAGATCAATAAGATCAATAAGAAGTATGATGATGAGGATTCTGCTAGAAAGAAACAAAAAGCAGCAGATGACAAAGCAGTCAATGATGCAACTATTAGTGCGATAGCAGGTACTCTAGGATCATTAAGCCAATTAGCAGGTAAAGAGGCAGCGAGTGGGAAAGCACTTAGTGCTGCTCAGGCAGTGATCAATACTTATACAGGTGCTACGAAGGCACTTGCTCAGGGAGGGGTTGCAGGACCGATTGCGGCAGCAGGAGTCATTGCATCAGGTATTGCTTCAATCAGACAGATATATGCTACTAAACTTCCTGCAACGACAGGAGGCGGTGGAGGTGGATCAGCACCTAGACCACAGATCTCAGCACCTAGTATATCTCCTAGATTGTCTCTGAATACTCAGGTAGCAGATCTAGGGAATCAGATAACAGAGTCATTGAGTAAATCTCCTGTTAGAGCATATGTAGTAAATCAGGAGGTGCAGAGTGCAGCGAAGATGGATAGAAAGATTAGAGAAACGGCAACAATAGGATAGATATGAAGTTTTTTGAGTTAGTATTAGATGAGGAAAAGCTATTGCACGGGATTGATGCAATCAGCATAGTTGAGCATCCTGCGATAGAGGAGGACTTCATCACGATGAGTAAGGAGCAGAAGATGGAATTCAAAGAAGTAGATCAGGAGAAGAAGATCCTGATGGGTGCGGCTATGATTCCAGAGAAGCCAATATATAGAGTTGATGGTGATCAGGAATACTATGTATTCTTTACGAAGGAGACAATCCGTAGAGCCTCAGAATTGTATCTGATGAATGGTAAGCAGGGCAATGCTACACTAGAGCATCAGGAGAAGATCTCAGGCTTATCATTAGTTGAGAGTTGGATCATTGAAGATCCAGAGAAGGATAAGAGTAGAGCCTATGGCTTAGAGTATCCTGTAGGAACTTGGATGGTAAGTATGAAGGTCAATAATGAGGATATCTGGAATGAATATGTCAAAAGTGGGAAGGTCAAAGGATTCAGCATTGAGGGATGGTTCATGCAGCGAGAATCGGCTATTGAAATCAATACAGAATTATCTAGAATTGAATCAGAAGAAGCAGACCACCTGCTCTCACTTTATCTTCTGGGAATAATCAAAGGTTCTGTAAAGAACGATAAGAGATATAAGAATGGGAAGAAGTTGGAAATGGAATCATACAGAGACTATCCTGATTCAGTTTCTAACAACGCAAAGAAAGGGATTGAACTCAATGAGAAGCAAGGGAATAAATGTGCTACTCAAGTGGGTAAAGTCAGAGCGCAGCAATTAGCCCAGAAGCAACCTCTATCAGTTGAGACTATTAAGAGAATGTATTCTTATCTAAGTAGAGCGCAGGAATACTATGATGAGGGAGATACCACATCCTGTGGATATATCTCATATATGTTATGGGGTGGATTATCTGCTAAGAGATGGGCAGAGAGTAAATTGAAGGAATTGGATCAGTTATGAAAATAACCCAAAATCTTAATAAATAGTTGTTTAATTAGAAAAGTTCAAAGAAATGAATCTACAAGAAGTATTCAAGAAGATTGAAATGGCTCTTACTCCTCAAGAGACTCCAGAAGTTCAGGAGGAGGTAAAAGTTGAAATGGCTACAATGAAACTCGCAGGAGGTGTTGTAGTTGAGGCAGAATCGTTTGAGGCAGGTGAGAATGTATTCTTACTAGGTGAAGATGAGGAGAAAGTTGCTGCTCCTGTAGGAGAGCATGAATTAGAAGATGGTCGTATTCTCGTTATTGTTGAGGAAGGTGTGATCTCTGAGATTCGTGAAGCAGGTGAAGTAGTAGAGGAAGTTGTGGAAGAAGAAGCAACAGAGGAAGCTATGGAAGAGCAGGAGATGGCTTATGTAACCAAAGAAGAGTTTGGTGCTGCTATTGATGAGATCAAAGAAATGATCGCTGCAATGATGCCTAAGGAGGAAGAGATGGCTTCTGAGGAAGTTAAAGAAGAGGAGAAGGTAGAGATGAGTGCTGATGAAGCACCTGCTGCTAAGAAGGTAGCTGCCGCTCCTATAGACAAGAAACCAGATATGGTAAAGTTCAGCAATAAAGCAGGAGCGACTACCTTATCTCGTGTAATGAGTAAATTATCCTAATTTTAATAAAGAAGAAAAATGGCTACAACCACTTCAATTACTACCACATATGCTGGTGAATTTGCAGGGAAATATGTTTCTGCTGCATTATTGAGTGCCGACACTATTGAAGGTGGCGGTATTACTATTAAACCAAATGTCAAGTACAAAGAGGTTTTAAAGACAATGAACTTGGATGCTATCACTAAAGATGCAACTTGTGATTTCTCTGATACTTCTACACTTACTTTGGCTGAGAAAGTTCTTACTCCAAAAGAACTTCAGGTAAACCTTGAATTGTGTAAATCTGACTTTGTATCGGATTGGGAAGCGATCTCAATGGGTTACTCTGCTTTTGATGAGTTACCTGCTAACTTCGCTGATTACCTAATCGGTTATGTTGCTGCTAAAGTAGCTGCAAAGAATGAAACAAACATCTGGTCTGGTGCTGATGCTAACGAAGGTGAGTTTGATGGCTTTACTGCTCTATTGGCTGCTGATGCTAATGTTGTAGATGTAGTAGGTACTACTATCACTGCTGCTAATGTTATTGATGAGTTGGGTAAAGTAGTTGATGCTATCCCTGCTGCATTGTATGGTAAAGAAGATCT